AGTCTCTGCCTAACTGGTTCTCTCCACCCGTAAAGTCTCTGCCTAACTGGTTCTCTTCACCCGTAAAGTCCCTGCCTTTCTGGTTCTCTCCAACGGTAAAGTCTCTGCCTAACTGCGACTCGGAAGAACTAAAGTCTCTGCCTAACTGGTTCTCTTCACCCGTAAAGTCTCTGCCTTTCTGGTTCTCTCCAACTGTAAAGTCTCTGCCTAACTGCGACTCGGAAGAACTAAAGTCTCTGCCTAACTGGTTCTCTTCACCCGTAAAGTCTCTGCCTTTCTGGTTCTCTCCAACTGTAAAGTCTCTGCCTAACTGCGACTCGGAAGAGCTAAAGTCCCTGCCTTTCTGGTTCTCTCCAACTGTAAAGTCTCTGCCTAACTGGGATTGGTCGGCCCCATAGGTTTGCTCAAGGTTTAGCAGCTCTTTCTTGCCAGCTAACTCAGCGCCAATTAAACCGGAGCCGTATGTACCGCCACCAGTTTGTTGGTTAAAGCTTTGATCGTTAAGATTGTAGGTATTACGGAAACCTTGATCGTTCAAACCACGCTGTCGAATGTACTCATTGGTGTCTCGGCTAAACTGATTTTGAACAGTCTGGTTGGTCAACGCTTGATTGTTATATGTTGCTGCGTCTGCCTCAGCTAACGGTGTGGCTGCGGTAAACATCGCCTCTTGCCCTGCCTGGACACCCATAGACGTATTAAGTAACCCCCGCTTATTTGCGGCTTGTGCTGCACGGGTTTTGGCGCGTTCCAGTATCGGATTGCCAGAGTTCATGATGTTATTAAGCTGACCCTGAACTGTTGAGTTCGCATCTACTTGACGTGTTGTAGGTGCGCTCAGAGTTTGCAGGTTAGGGTAAGGTGTTGGACCAAGAGCCATTTTGTCTCTCCATTGTGTTATTGGTTACTTTAAACTGGGTAATTTACTGTTGAGGAATTTATCTAGCATGCCGCGCATACCATAGATCACTACGACCATTCCGATGATGATGTACTGATACCATTGAGGCATCTTCTGTATCACTTCAAAACCTCGTAATGCGTACTGGTCGAAGCCAGGTATAAAGGCCAATACCATTGGAGTGAGAAAGACTGCAAGAATGACCTCATCCTTATAGCTCTTCTCCATGTTGTTCATTGCGATGCGGTCTAGGTCATAGGACTGCATCTGACCAGACTCGGCCATCTTCGCTTTAGACTTAGCTACAGCCATCTCAGTCTCAGCTTTAGCTTTGATGACAACCTTCTCAGCTTCTAGCTTAACCTTGGCCAGCTCTTGCTTGCCTTTGAAGAAGCCACCCACTTGGTTAGTGACTGCGCCAATGATTGATCCCCACATACTAATCTCCTAACTGGAAGTGAGGCATGTCGCTGAAACTGGTCCACAACCCACCCCATGATAATTTGTAACCAAGCTCTGCTGATGCCTGCAACATTGCCGCAGCGATCAAGGCAAGATGCTCTTTTTCCCAGCTCGCTTTGCCGTCAACGTAAGCGTACACATCAACCGCCCTTCCTGTTTGGTGGTAGGACTTGTTCTTTCTGCCGTCAGCCTTAGAGACTCCTTTGGTGAACAGCTTGGCTTGATCTTCAGTGGTACGCAGGCCGCCAGAAGAAGGGATGCCGAAATCAATAATAGATAACTGTATCGCACGGTCTGAAATCTCAATGAGCCGTGGATCTACACCACTTCGGTTATTAAGGGAGTTCTGGCTAAGTTTGAACATGACTAACCCCGCATCATAAAGGCTGCGGCTGAAACTAAAGCCGCGATTAAGATGCGAACAAACCATTCGTTGGCGCCGCTAGTTTTAGCTATCGTTGCTAACTTAATAGCATGCTCATCAATGGTTTCACTGTGTTTATTTAGGCGTCTATCCTGTGTGTCATTGTGGGTTATTAACCCATCAATCTTGGTGTCTATCTCCACAAGTTTAACCATCGCGTCCGCGAGCTTGTCGATCTTAGCTTCTAGTCTGTCAAATCTCACATCAGCGTCCATTTTGTTCATCTCAAGTAGAGGGCCACACCAAAGAGTGCAGCACAAATAGTTAACAGCATTACACCCACCTTGATGGCAAGTGTTAAGTTTTCTTCGATGGCTTTATTGCGTTTATGCCTAGCTTTTGCTTGAGCTTTGGCGGCAGCTTTTTGGTCACGGGCATGTTGGGCTTTGAACTGAAGAAAGTTGTGGTAGCCAAGTAAGCCTTGCTTATTGAGCATGTACTTCAGCTCATCTTCTTGCTTACGCAATTGCTGCTGCGCTTGGAAAGCCTCTAGTGCTGATCCCTTGCCTTTAGTTGATACTTCTTTAGCTATGTCATTCTCAGCTTTGAAGTATTTGCCAACCGCATCGCCTGCATCTAACAGATCCTTGCCATTAGATAACGTATTCTTAATCACCTGAAATGCGGCATTAGCTACCATCAATTCAGCTAACATTTAGTAACCCAGTGCAATGTAGATAACGGGCCGTGCTGCTTGTAAGCAACAATACCCGTGATGCGTTGTACGCTATACCGTATATGGTCATCCGTCTTAGGTTCAACCAATAGCACCTGACCCGCTGGGGCGTATAGTGGCGCTATGACTGGGTAAACCTCAGTGACGGTTGACCGCATTAAGCAGCTTCGTCTTCTTCTTCAACTGGCTCCACGTAGTCTGGGTTAACAGTCCAAGTGCTGTCAGCATAGGTGTACTTACAGCCTACCCAATCTGCTGGGGGTGTAACACCTTCAACGATAGTGGCATTGCTTGAGTTCATATCACCAATGATGAAATGTGGGCAAGTGATGTTTTCAGCGGTTACAACCAGATCATGTGCATCATCAAAGATGTACTTAGAGATGTTGGTTGATGTTTCGATAATTGTCTTCATGGGTTAAATACCTTTAAGTAAGATTGATGTTGCAGATAAAGCTTTACCTGCGATTTGAGTACCTGCACCTGACGTAGTTGCAAAAGTACCGTTTGCCTGAGTGTAGTAAGTTCCATTAATGGTAAGTCCAGTTTGATTAGTGGAAACACCACCTTGGAGCATAATGGATGCTGTTTGACCATTTGTGTAATCCGCTTGCGAGGTTCCTAAGAAGTTTGAAGAGGTGAGGTTTGTGTCAATAATCTCTAACTGCCCAGCAAAAACTGTACCATAGCTAGAACCATCATTATAAGAGACTACAAATAGCCCCGGAGCTGTAGAATCATAGTCAACTGATATATAAGCATAACTAGCTACAGTAGCAAGTCCAGTATTAATCTCAGACCCGTATGTAATAACAGTACCATTGATGGAACCCTCCTTAAACTTAAGGACTGATCCAGCCGTATAAGCCACTAAGAACTTATTAGCAACTAAGGGGTCTATTGTTATATCGCCCTCTGAGGAACCTGAAGTGAAATCAACAGGTGATCCTAGGGTTACAGCATTACCAGATCTTTGACCTGCAGTAACAAGCCTGCGAGTGGTTACTAGAAATTTACCTGAGTTGTGACTGTCAAATTCTATACCACCGAAGTGAGTAGATGTTGTAGACGAGTATACATACACACTGCCCCCAAAACTAACAGCTGTTCCAGAGACTGTACCTACCACCAACGAACCATAACCTGAGTTAGCACTATCGTAGAAACTAATAATACATTTACCTGCTGTATGCTTGTCGAAAGCTATATAGTGATGGGTAGTGTAGTTAGCTTTAAATATAACAGGTGTACCGAATGTTATAGTAGTGCCGGATATAGTGCCTGCGATTGCGGAACCCTTATCTCCATCATACTGTCTACCTACAGCTACAACGAGAGAACCAGCATTGTTGGGGTCAAAAGCTACGGAACTTGTGCCACACTCACCTGCAGTGTGTACCGCTGTTGCTCCAAAAGTTAATGAGGTTCCAGAAATTGTACCTATCACCGCACTACCATGATTACCGTTCTGCCCATTAATAAACGTAATTGCAAAGCGTCCAGCAGTAGTTGGATCAAAGGCTAACCCGATTTTCTGAGTGTGGTTGTTGAACTGAACAGCTGTTCCAAATGTTATAGCACCTGCAGAGATTGTACCTACAACTGCAATTCCGGGCTGACCATACACAAGGACAAACTTATTAGAGTCATTTGGGTCAAAGGCAACCAGTGGGTTTGTTGTATAGGAAGCCTTATGCTGCAACGCAGTTCCTGCAGGTATGGCTTGTGTATATGCAGACCCTGAAACCACTTCGATAGTACCATCAGCCTTTAGCACTACAGGCTTGCCGTTAGGTAATGTACCTGTTGCTACGAAGTCTGCTGTTCCTGATACTGCCGCTGGTTCCGCTTCTGGCCCATCTAGTTGTAAGGAAGTGGTTGATAAGGCTTTACCTGCGAATACTGAGATTGAGTCTGCTGTTGTAGCAAGTGTGCCGTCTGTTTGGACGTAGTAACCCGTACCTGTGGTTAGGCCAGTTTGGTTGGTGGAGATTCCACCTCCTAGCATAACTGTGGCTGTTTGACCGTCAGTGTATGCGGCTGTTGAGGTGCCAAGGAAGTTGGTTGAAGTTAAGTTGTCAACGATCTTGGTTGCTGGTAACTGGAGCAACCTCGTACGTACCGAAGAAGGATTACCACTTTCTGAGTAGACCTCTACTAAACTGCCGGGGTCAAGAGGATCAGCCGCCAGTGCTGAACTCCCCGTATAACTTGAGTTAAGTACGATTATACTGCCTACTGAAGGCGTACTACCCGAAGTGGTAACAACTCTGCACAGAAGGTAGTTACTATATGAAGATGTTACGTATGACAGAATACACTTGTCAGGAACGTCCTTGTGAAACGCTAGGTTTATGCTTCGTACGTAGGCCGAATAATTCGCAGTGTACGCTACAAGACTACTCAGGGTTATAACATTACTACCTGTAATTGTACCCAGATGTATAACACCATTACCTGTACTTTGCTGTGCATGGGACACAAGGAAACGGCCTGCAGTGTTAGGGTCAAAGGCGATAGCTGTGTCGGTACTACCCCCAACAACGTCTATACGCTTTTGTGGCCCAACAGTGATCACATTGCCTGTGGTAGTGAAAGACCATACTTCTATGCCCCATGTACCACTACTGATAACGATATTCCGACAGACCATAGCAAATCTACCGGGGACCTTGTGATCAAAGGATAGATTCACTAATGACGCTTGGTAATGCAAGGATGCTTTCACTAGTAATGGTGTATGAAAGTTAATTGAAGTTCCAGAAAGATCACCTGCAAAAACATATAACTCATAATTGTTTGTACTGATGTTCTTAGATGCGACCATGACGAACCTTCCAGCAACACTGGGGTCGAACTCAAAGTTCGCCACAGCCATACCTGTAGGGAGTGCTACAGCAGTGTTCAGAACGATCGTATTGTTTGTGATCGTACCTGACGCTACCATGTTGCTATCTTTCAAAACTATAAAAACACCAGAGCTGTCAAATGAAATCTGTCCTACGGGTGATAAATCTCCCTGAAACGAATTACCGAAAGTAATAGTAGATCCTGACACCTGACCTATAATGAGCACCGTATCACTAGCAGTCCAAGGAGTGTAGCTCATGATGAAACGCCCGGGTGTGGTCGGGTCAAAAGCTACTGAAGTGGTACTAGGCGTATACGAATCTGCCATCGTTGCTATAGTAGTCTCGGAACCTTTCGGTATAGACTGGCTATGCGCTACAAGCTCTCTTGAAGCAGACACTGTGCCGTCAGCCTTAAGGACAACGGTAACACCATCAGGTAATGTACCACTAGCTACAAAGTCTGCTGTGCCTGATACTGGGATAGGTAAGTTGGTTAATGCTGCCCCACTGATAGCAGGCAATGCGCCAGTGATTGAGCTTGCGGCAATGCCTAAAGCTTCAATGTCAGATTTGGTTTGGTTGTAGTTAGTGACTTTAGATGTGTTAGCTGAGATTGCAGAAGCTTGACTTCCAGTGACACTAGTAGCAGCAATACCTAAAGCATCTACCTCAGCCTTAGTTCTAGGGAGGGTAAAGCCACCTGCTGTAGCCCCATCATGTATGACTAGAGTGTCCTTATCAGTATCGACAGTGACCTCACGTACAGCACCTGTAAAGGTAGAATGTTCGGAAGTCGTTCCACCACGTAGTTGTAGTTTTTTACTCATTGTTATAGACCTCCAAAGTCCATCTGTAAGTTAGTACCAGATACAGTACCGATATTTGTGATGCTGTTATTCTGACCATCTAAAGTCCCACCTAGCTGCGGGGTTATATCAACAACAACATCTGTTATTCCTGAAACAATCCCACTCCAAGTAGAGCCTGTATAAAACTTCATAACTGCTGCTGCTGTGTCAAACCACAAGTCTCCCGTACTAGGGGAAGAAGGTGCCGTAGCAGCTACCTTGTATTCTTCAGCATATCTATTAACATCTGCTATTCCAGTTGCTACTGTATTCACGTTAGCGATAGAGCCAGCAACTAAATTAATGTTAGTGGTAGCCCCTACTGCCGCATTAATATTAGAGGCATTAGCTACTGCACCGTTAATATTGGAAGCGTTAGCAGCTACACTATTAATGTTACTTTCATTGGTAGCTACGGCGTTTACGTTAGCTACTGCGCCAGCTACTGTGTTAACGCTAGCTACTGCTGTAGCCAATATGTCAATGTTAGTAATTGCTGCACCAACAGTAGTGATTGCACTGCCAGATCCTGTAGTAACCGCAGAGGTAATAGAACCTAAGTCCTCAGAGTAAACGAGATCACCACCAACAATATTAATAAGTGCTTGGTCTGCTGCACTAGGGGCCAGTGCTACCCAAACTGATCCATCGTATGCCCTCATCGCACCAGCGGACGTGCTGAAGTACATTGCACCTGTAAGGAGTGCGCCACCATCGTTATCGGTTGAGGGGTCGGCTGATTTGTTGCCGAGCATCCGATCATCGAAGTTGTCATATGTAGTGGCAGCGTTAGTTTCGCTAGTAGCCGCATTGGTGGCGCTGGTAGAGGCTTCACTTGCTTTGGTAGTTGCGATACCAGCTTGAGTGGTTGCTGTCGTGGCGTTTGCATCGGCAGTTTGGATTGCTGCAATGTTGGTTGCGTTAGTTGAGATGGCTGATGCGATTGAAGCGGTAGTTGTGATGTTGGCTGAAATTCCAGCGGCTGTGGTGACGTTTGCTGCAATTCCTGCAACGGTTGTTACGTTGGAGTCGATAGCGGCTACGGAGGTGACATCGGTGTCCACTGCGGCTACTTTGTTGACGTTGGCTATGTTGTTGCCGACAGTGTTAACGTTGGTTATGGCATTGGAGACAACTTCAATGTCAGAGGTGACTTCGTTGAGGTCGGAGGCGACAGTGTTAACACTGGCGATGTTGGTTGCTGTGGTGTTGATGCTAGCGATGTTGGTTGCGGCTGTGTTTACACTGGCGATGTTTGTGCCTGTGATGTCCACGTTGGCGATGGAGGCTGCAACGGTTTCTATCTCGCTGGTAGCTTCTAGTAGATCCGAGGCGACTGTATCTATTTCGGAGATGGCTTCTAGGAGATCATCTGCAACCTTGACTACTTTGGTTATGTTTGTAGCAACAGTGTTAACACTGGCGATGTTGGTTGCTGTGGTGTTTATGTCGGCTATGTTGGTACTGACTGTTGCCACTGTGCCTGTGGTGGCCCAGTGCTTTGCGGAGTAGCTTGTGCCTGTTACTACGCCTGTGGTTTTCTCTGCCCAATCTTGGGATAAGTCTCTGGCTGTTTCTGCGTGTGTTTCTGCTGTCTCGGCTGCTGTCTGAGCAGCTTGTGCTGCGGCCTTTGCCGTTTCTACGTCCGCAACATTAATAGCTAAGGATAGCTTAGCGCTAGAAATGTCAGTCGCCAATACGCCAGAAGTATGGTCCGATTGAACTGTATATATGTTCTTAGTGCCACTATCACGAACTACATCATTCTTGATGTACGCTGTGGTGGTTAACCAGTCGCCTTTCCATTGGAAGGCTGAACCAATAAGAACTAAATCACCGTTAGCGTCAAAGCCAATCTCTTTAAGAGCGCGGTTTGGTCCGGATTCAAGAATTACTTGGTCGCCCGCTGTTCCTACGGGTAATTTTAATGAGCGGTTAGTGACTACCTCTACGTTATCAAAACCTGTTTCAGTAGCGTCTACTCGGTTGTTAATATCATCGGCACGGGCAGTTGTACCGGCAATAAGGTCTGACGGTTTCGTAAAAGTGTTGCTCATCTATTTAATCCTCGTATCGAGTAGTTCAGTTGTACGCCCTGTACTGTGAATGCAGGGTCAGTTGCGCTTGTGTGAACGATAAGCAGACTAATGTTTCTGCCTGTTCCGTTCAGGTACGCTTCAGCCGATGCCACAACGGCACTCGACCATACAAAATTATCCCAAGTAGCTACGTCCCAGAAGCCACCACCGCCACCACCTGATACAGCGCCACCTGGAATGGTCGCCTGTACTGATGCGGACGAGCCACCTGTACCGTAGTCATAGTCGGCAACGTAGCTCAGAGTAGACTGACCTCCCGACTCCACTTCAAGTATGGCTTTGCGGTATCTTTTCTTGTTCTGGGGAGTACCTAGTGGTGTAAACGCTAGGCGTAGGAATGACTGGATGGCAACTCCGTTAAACGAGTTACCTGTATCCATCTTCATTACTTTTCCATCGGTACTACCGAAATGGTTTTCAGCAATAAAGCTTGGGGTATCGTTTAACAGCCAATTGGTGTATCCAATAACGACTCCGTTGGCGATCGTGCCAACTAGCACTGACTTATCGCTAAAGAACAGACGGTATTGGTTTTTATCTTTGTTGACGCTAGCGCCTACAATCAAACCCTTTCGAGGTTTTAAATACGGGTTTACTGCCGCGCTTATGCTGCTGGTTTCAAAGTCACCAAACGATTGCGTAGTAATCATGCTGGAGAGATCATCGCCATTGAAGAAGTACAACCCCGTCTCAATGTAGGCTTGGGAGCGTTCTGTGGCCCCTACTACCATTGAGAATGATTGTAAATCCCAGTCAGAAGCCGATGTTCCGTAAAGGATGTTAATGCGATCTTCGCCTGTGATAACTAAAGAGTTACCCTGCATACTTCTCAGGCCGGTTACTTCAGTACCTAGACCTAGCTCGCCAGCGCCTGTCGCCAATGTCCAGCTAGTAGGGGCACCAATGCCGCTGTGCTGAACTGAACCCCCAGTGAACGATAAGAACAAATGGTTCTTATGAACGCCAACATGCGTTGGGGTGTCTGTTGTCATCCCAGTGGTGATTTGTGTGTACGTGGTTCCGTCAAACTGGAAGGCTTTATTCGCACCATCGCAGCCGTACATCTTGCCTGAACCTGAGTGACCGCCGAAGTTGTAGTTCAAGAAGTCATAAGTACCGCCAACTGCAAGTGCTGGCGTTGTTACAACAACCCAGCCTCCAGTAGTAGACTTGTGCATAACACACGCTGTACCTGCTGCGTTATCTCTGAAGGCATAAACATCACTGTTGTACTCCCAGATGCCACGGATAGGACCGCTACCTGCTACTGCTAAAGGTGTACCGGATACACGACCATCGAATATCGTATAGCCTTCCATGCGGCGATAACCGCCGCCTAATGCGCACTCAAAGTTCTGAGCCAATATAGCGTTACCTGGTCCAAGCGACATCGCTGGGCTAACTAGGTCAAGACCTCCGCCAAGTGGCCAGTATTGAGTCTGTACAGACATCGTTATGCCACCGGTGATTTAGCTATAGCAATCGTGGGTAGTTCTGTCACGCCCATAGCTGATAGCCTAATGTTAAGTTGAGCTTGTGCGTCTTGATATAACTCAGGCGCATCTTGCTCTGCCGCTACATAGAGGATGGCTTTATAGAGAACCGCGTCTTGATACTGTTCCGCTAGTAGCAACTCATCTGTGTTTGCAGATAGTTGTTGTGGTGTCCGGTAATAATCAAAGTCAATCGTGTACACGGCGTCTGGCAGTGTGTTGAATGACATTTTGTTATCCGGCCTAAGCGTGAAGCCAACAGGCTTCCCGCTTGAAAGTGTAGTACGCAACCAAGTAGACCAAGGGATGTAGGCTAAAGAGCCAGTCAATCCATCTTCAGTGATGCGTACAGAACTAGCTACCCATTTGTTTAACGCTGGCGAAAGCGCCAAGTTAGACACGGGATCGTAGTTTTGTTGGCCAATTACGGTGTCAAAAGAACTGGTTTGCCATAGGAAATTCCACTCTTTGAGATTCTGAATTTCAACCCATGCACGGTTAATCCAATCAACGGACTTCTTGTTGAGGCCAGTTTGGCCAACAACAGAGGCTACGCCTGAGTCGTTTAACCCTGTTTCTTTTAACAGCTTGTCGCAAAGTGCCAGATAGTTCAAAGCTTAACCCGCCAGTGAGTAGGTAAAACGCTGTAAGTCACGGGATTCATCGACCCCATTAACTCGCTCAATATGTGTTACGACCGCGTTGTCGATCACTTCAATCACTTCGGGCGGCAAGGACACTGGCTCATTACGTTTGATCTGGTAGGCATAGCCATTAACAGATACAAAGATGTCAGTTTTACCAAGGTCGCCTTCCTGATTATGGAAGATCACATTTACACGGCTGGGTTTGGTAGCGCTCCGCTTAGCGGCTGGCTTTTGTTTAGTAACCTCAACGGTATCTACATCAGTCATTTCTTTACTCCAATAAAAAAGGGCGCCGATTAGGGCGCCCTTTAGGGAAAAACTAACCTAGTGGTTAGTCGGTTACAGCAGACTCAACACGCACCATGAAGGCGTCGTTTAGAATTACTGCGGTCTGCATAGACTTCCAGCTAACATGACCACGCTGGGCCAATGGATCGCTATCGGAAGGCTTAGGGTTAACAACTGCTGGGCTTAGTGAAGCACCACCTTTCAGTGGAACAATGCCGTAAGCGTCACGCGCAACGATCAACGTTGGGTAAACGTCAGCAGAAGTGCCGGCAGCAGAGATCATCGCACCAGTAGCACCGCCACCATTAGCGAATGCAGCAAAGATCGTGGAGCATACATAACGTACGTCCTCTACCTTACCAATCTCACCTTCATGCGGAGTCATCGTGCCGTACTTCTCAACTGGAACGAATCCAGCGAAGCCACGGATGATGGCGTCCATATCAGGGTGGATCAAACCAACATACGAAGGTGCGACAGCTTCAGTGCCGTAAGATGGAGTGCTTTTCACTACTGAAGTGATGGCACGGCCGTTCTGGCGCTTTAGTGTACGAGTTGCCTTACGCTGGTCAGCAAGAGTCATCTCAGTGTTTACAGCGTTACGTGCAGCACCGTTTGAGTAGACTACGTTAGTACCTGCTTTCAAAACGTTGAAACGAATCGTCTCAATAGTTTGTGCAGCTTGCTCGCCCAATACTTCAGACGCTTCTTTCAACACTGGATCTTCGTGAGTATCGATAATCACGTCACTGATGGTTACTAAGTCACCGTACTGTTGTAGGGTGGCAGTAACGTCTACAGCGGCTAGCTGCTTAGCTGTTGGCGTGACGCCTTCAGTCAATGCAGTAGTGGCTAATGCCAAGCTGGAATAGCGACGGAACTTCTGTACTTTTGAAGACTTGCTGGCCAATGGACGTGCCTGACCGAACTTCTCTAATACTAAGTATGGAATGCCTCGTTTAAGCATTTCTTTAGCAGCAAACGCTGCGGTACGTGGTGAAATATCACCATATTCTGT